GGCGGCTTAGATGGTGTTCGTACTCGTAATGGCGACATTGATGCCGTTATTTCAGGCGCAGGTGGAATGAACTCTGGTGGCGGTGGTGGCGGTGGCACACACTCCAACGGAGATGGTGGTAATGGTGGTTCGGGCATAGTCATAATCAGATACGCAGCCTAAAGGGGAAAAATGAAGAAAAAAGATACAAAGTGCACATCGATCTATAGCTATGAAGTAGTGATGCTTGTTCATGTGATTGCTGACGACGAAAACGCGGCAAAAACACAACTTGACGAAAAGGGCGGCATAATGACAAGCCGTGATGTTAAACTGCTGAATAGTGAAAAACTCTACGGAGAAAAGGAAAACGACTAATGGCCCATTATGCAAAGATAGAAAATGGTGTAGTTACTCAAGTAATTGTGGCTGACACTCAAGATTGGTGTGAGACCAACTTGGGCGGTCAGTGGGTACAAACTTCGTACAATGCGCGTGGTGGCATAAACACGCGATTAGGCACAGAAGCTCTAAGAAAAAACTACGCTGGAGTTGGCCATCACTTTGACGGTGTTGGTTTTTATGCACCACAACCTTATGACTCCTGGACACTAAACGACGAGTCTTACCTTTGGGAAGCACCATCACCAAAGCCAACAGACGGCAAGTTGTACGAGTGGGACGAAGCAATTCTTTCTTGGGTTGAGATACCAACAGAATGAACAAGGTCGGGGGACCAATGAGATTTCACGTTGTATCGCTTCCACACACAAACACGACTAAAGACTTTACAAGTTGTGCATTCACTGAAAAAGTAAGACGCTTCTGCATCATGATGAATAATTTAGGACATGAAGTTTATCTTTATGCTGGAGATGAAAATGAAGCACCTGTTACTGAGCATATATCTTGCATATCTGAACATATAAGATCTTATTCATTACAAGGTAGGCATTACACAACTGGATCATTTGATACGAAACTTCCACATTGGCAAATATTTAATGACAATGTAAAAGTGGAAATTGGCAAAAGAATAAAACCAAAAGACTTTATTTGTCTGATTGGTGGATATTCTCATAAAGAAATAGCAGATGCATTTCCAGATCATATGTCGGTAGAATTTGGCATAGGTTATGGCGGCACATTTGCTAAATATAGAGTATTTGAGTCTTATGCCTGGATGCATTCAATATATGCAGCATATAAAAATCCTACTCAAGTAGATGGTAATTTTTTTGACGACGTAATTCCTGGTTATCTAGAAACAGATATGTTTCCTAAAGGATCAGGTAAAGGCGATTATTACTTCTATATTGGGCGCATGATTGAGCGAAAAGGTTTTAGAATTGCTCAAGAAGTATGTGAACGTCTTGGCAAAAGACTGATCTTGGCAGGTCCTGGAGATGAACGAGGAACTGGTTATGGTGAGTTTATAGGTAATATTGGCCCAGAAGAACGTGCCAAACTTATGGGAGATGCCATAGCTTTATTTGCTCCAACTACTTATATTGAACCATTTGGTAACATTGTAGTTGAAGCACAAACATGTGGAACTCCTACAATAACAACCGATTGGGGAGCTTTTACAGAAACAAATCTTCATGGAGTCACAGGGTTTCGTTGTAGAACGCTGCAAGAATTCATGGATGCAGCAGAAAATGTAAAAGATCTTGATAGATCTTTTATTAGAAAACAAGCAATAGCCAAGTATTCATTAGAGACAATTCAACTCAAATATCAAAAATATTTTGAGCGACTTCTAACTCTCTGGGATGATGGTTGGTATCAAACAAAAGAAAAGGTTAATAGATGAGCCTATCAAAGCGACTACGGATAGCTGGCGAAAAACGCGCTACCAATCAATTTGTTGAGCCGCTAATTCCAGGTAGACCTGCTTATGCAACTCCTGCTGGAGTGGATGTAAATGCAGAATCTGCCATTCGAATGTCGACTGTATATGCTTGTGTTAGACTTCTTGGAGATACTATTGCATCATTGCCACTTAGCGCATACGTGCGACGTGGTCGAGCCCGTATCAATTATGCTTCAGTTTATGGTTCATTACCTAATTGGATAAATCAACCAAATCCAGATACAACACGTTTAGAATTTTTTGAACAAGTCATTGCGTCGTTAAACTTACATGGCAATGCTTTCATTATCACTCCTAGAGATGAAATAGGAGATGTTACAGAACTTTATTGCATAAACCCTGAATATGTCAGACTTCGTCGTCCTGAACCAAATGCAGATATTGAATACATTGTAACTATTCCATATAATCCACAAAATGGTTTGTATGATCCTATGCAATCAAATCAACTTTCTGGTAAAACAATGGTTCTTACCAAAAATGAAATGATGCATATTCCAATGTTCAGACTTCCTGGACAATTACTTGGATTAGGTCCAATTGGAGCAGCAAGAGTAACATTAGGTTCTGCTATGGCTGCAGAAATTTATGCCGCAGCATATTTTGGAAATGCAGCAAATCCTGGTGGAATCATTGAAGCACCAGGAGAGTTAACGCAAGAGCAAGCTGCAGATATTGCACGTGACTGGAACATATCGCACTCTGGACCATATCGTGCAGGTAAACTTGGTATCCTCACAAGCGGTGCAACATTTAAGCCATTACAACTCAATGCTGCAGATGCTCAGTTAATTGAAGTCCGTCGTTTTGGTGTAGAAGAAATTGCTAGATTATTCCGTGTTCCTGTATCACTACTTGGACACCCTGTAGCTGGCGCAATGTCATTTGCATCTGTTGAGGCTCAAAACCTTTCATTTGTACAACATTCATTACGACCATTACTAGAGCGCTTAGAACAATCATTCTCTAAACTTTTACCTGAGCCTGATGGTTTTATCAAGTTTAATTTAGACGCGCTTCTACGAGGCACCACGCTAGAACGTTATGAGGCATATACAAAAGGACTTCGTGAAGGTTTCTTAAGTCTAAATGATGTCCGATTTACAGAAGATCTCCAACCATTAGGTGAATCAGGAGATCAGTACAGAGTTCCGCTGCAAAATATTGACGCATCAGATGCAAAAGATGTTGGTCTTAATATGCGNNAAGGCCGTATCTGAAGCAGTAGGTTTACCAGATATGACTCACACAGGTTTGCCTTCAAATCAGTTACAACCAATTGCTACAGTAGATCCACAAGATCCTAAAGCAGCTTATGAGGTTGAATAATGCCTTACTATGTATCTCAGAATCAAAGTGATTGTGACGGTTGGGCAGCAGTAAAACAAGAAGCAAATGGTTCATATACAACTATTGGATGCCATAACAATAAACAAGATGCAATTGACCAAATGGTTGCAGTATCTTTATCTGAGGACATTGAACCTGGTGGAGAGGTAAACTCAAGGAGCAAAATGAAAAAAATCGAACGCCGCACATATCATGTGCAAGACGTACAAACACGAGCCGAGGGTGATAAACTTAAATTAGCAGGTTATGCAGCAAAATTTGATAGTGCTAGTTTACCTTTACCATTTATTGAAAAAATCGCTCCAGGAGCTTTCCGCAAAACACTTGCTGAAACGCCTGATGTACGACTACTAGTTAATCATGATGGATTGCCACTAGCTCGTACAAAAAATGATACATTAAGATTATACGAAGACGAAATTGGACTTCGTTTTGAAGCAGAATTACCAGATACTCAACAAGCAAAAGATCTATATGCTTTAATTGAACGTGGTGACGTGGATCAAATGAGTTTTGCTTTTAGAGTAATTAGACAAAAATGGAATCAAGATCGTACAGAAAGAACTTTGACTGAGGTATCACTTGCAGATGGCGATGTGTCTGTTGTTACATATCCAGCATATCCAGCAACTTCAGTTGAGGCACGTGAATTACTAAAAAATGCAATTCTTGCCGTAAAAGAAGGCCGTGAGATTTCTGGAGAATCACTTCTTGTGCTTAATAGCATATTTGAAGATCTTTCAGAAGGACATGAATATGTCATGAAAGCAGTGGAAGTTATGGCCGAACTTCTAGGAATGCAAGAAGTAGGAGAAAGTCCTATGGAAGAACAAACTATGGATGAAGATGTAGTTGAAATTATGGACGAAGAATTGCCTGTGGCAGGTCGTACAATTTCACTTCGTCTTGCTAAAGCAATAGTTTCCAATATAAAATAAGATTCTGTTACTTTGTAACAGATACGAAGTCGGAGCGATTCTCACACCCGCAAGCGCCGTGAGCATCATCGCCACCACCTCGATTCCAACAATCATAAGGAGCAATACTTAATGTCATATCTTGACAAAGTAGTTGAGCGCCGTGATGCAGTCAAGGCAGAAATGGACGCAGTTCTCAATGCAGTTGCAGAAGAGAATCGTACAGATCTTACCGCTGAGGAAACCGAGAAGGTTGATGCCCTCGTTGCTGAATCACGTTCACTCGATGAGAAAATCGAAAAGCTAAAGGCGCAAGCCGAAGCTGATGTAAAGGCT